CTTAGCGAGGTTGCGGAGCTTCTTGAACTGCCCCTTGCCCTTCCCCATCTTCGTGTCCGGGGCTCCCTGGGCGGTCCAGAACTTGTCCCCGAACATGAGGTCAGCCGTCAGGTTGTGCGGGTCAATCTCCTTCTTCTCGAAGGCGTCGAGGTAGCTCTGCGTGTTGGCCAGGGCCGACGCAAAGCGTAGCTCTAGCTGGTCATAGTCTGCCCCGACGAACACACAGCCTGGTGGTGGGATGAAGATGTCCCGCAGGAAGAAGGGTATGTTCTGGAAGTTAGGGTTGGAGCTAGATAGGCGACCCGTAACGGTGCCGTGTGCGTTGTAGTCTGGGTGGACGTAGCCCTCGGTGGTGACCACCCCGGCTCCCGGTGCCAGCTTCTGTAGGTAGGTACCTAGAAGCTTGTCCGCCCTACGATAGAACTTGATGGCTTTCAGCAAAGCCTTCTGGCTCTCGTCCAGCAGTGGGTTCACGAGGAAGCTGCGCACCGCTGCCGCGTTGACCGACGGTTCGCCTGACATGGTGTAGTCGTGAGGAGGCAGTCCCCAATCGTCGAATAGCAACTCACGCATCTGCGCAGGGCTGCGAGGGTTGAGTCCCGGACGTGCGGCGTGGATGGCGCGCAGCCACTTGGCGGCTTCGGCTGTCTGCTCGGCTGCGTGGTGAGCACGGCGGCGCTCATCGACGCGCATTCCCAACCTGTGCATCCCCGCGCACAGGTCTTGAATGTCCGCATCGAAGCGGTACAGGTGTGTCTGCTTACGCTTCCTCGCCATCTCCAGCAGGGGCTGAACGACGCGGGCGGTGACTGCCACGTCCGTCGCGCAGTACTCGTGCAAGTCCTGGTCGGTCTGCGCGGTGACGCCCGTGTGGTCTGCCTTCCACGCCGGCACATCGAGGAGCATACTGGCCACGAAGCCCAGCCGGTGCCGGTGCTCACTGGCCCCAAGCTTGTGCATGAGCAGCGTGTCTATCAATGGCTCGGGCGTGACTCCGATGTGCTGCTCGATAACTGTCCGGTCGAAGTACCCTGCGTTGTGTCCGACCTTGCGCCACCGGGTGTCGGAGAAGACCTTACGGAGCAGCCGCTTGTGTAGCTCCTCGTCCTCGGGGCTGTACAGCCGCGTCTCCCCGTCGACCGACAGGAAGCCCAGCATCAGCACCTCGCTCTCTGTTCCGATGCCTACGCAGCGAAGCCCCGCTGTTAGGCTCTCTACGTCGTCTGTCTCAACGTCATAGGCGAGAGGAAGGTGCTGGTTCTTCAGGTACCACTCGGCTGCGAACTGCGGCGTGGGCTGGTAGTAGACCTTCGGGTCTGTCCAGCGCAGCACGTCACGGTGCCAGCGCAGCATCTTCGCCACGTCGACAGTGAAGACTTCCCGTAGCTCGGGCTTCACTTGGAACAAACGAGGGTGGTAGGTGGGGAGGATCTTCATCTCGCCCACTCGGGTCGGGCCACCTCGCACGGCATCCAGCGAAGGGTTGCCCTCTAGCAGCGCCTTGGCCGCGTAGGGGCCAAGGGACAGCACGGTCGAGTATCGACCCAGCTGGTTCTTCACGTGGCCCCAGCACGCCTTCACGGGGCTCTGAAGAGGCTCCTTGCCGGCCCGTACTCGCTTGCGGTTCTGGCTTGCAAGCTTGGCGAGGTAGGTCTTTGGGTTGTCGTCCGGCCACCGACAGCCCAGCAGGGTGCCCCAATCCACCTGTAGCCTTTGGATGCCGTGCTGCTTCAGTTCATCCATCACGGCGATACCATCAGCATCGGTGAACGGACGACCGCCTGCCACGTCTTGCTTGCTCGGCGCATCGCCGAGGACCAACACGTCGCCCCCGTTAGGCTCAAACCCGATGGGGTTCCAGTGTCCTTTCGCCTGCCAGTATGTGCGGAGCGGGCAGTTGGCGCAATCGGCGCAGTCTCTACTCACGCGACACCTCGTTTAGTTGTCCTCTGTCAAACAAGCGAGGGGGGCTGCCTTTGACAGCGAGCCCCCCTCTTCGGTGTCAGCCGTTCAGCATCTTCGACAGTGGGTCATCGTCGTTGGAGGACGATGCCGCCGCCACGCTCTCTTGGGCAGAGCACGCCGCGGCCCACTGGCCGGCACTCAGCCAAGTAGTCTTGGGGTAACGGTTGCCGTTCTCCGGGTCAGCCGGCACGAACTTGACGTAGCCGGTGCGGCCAATCAGGTTCTCGAACGCCTTCGCGGTGTCCGCCTTGTCGAAGTCGTAGCCCTTGCTGCGAATGTCCTCCTGGTCGAAGCCGACCGCGATGAAGAAGCTCATCCACATACGAGCCATCATCGAGTCCATGTCGGAGTCGCCGCTGTTGGGCAGGTTGAACCCATCACGGATGGTGCAGTTCTCCTGCTCCATGCCAGTGCGCGCACCCTCGATGATGCGGGCCTGGAACCGCAAGCGGTCGCTGCCCTTCTGCGTCTGCGTCTTCTCGGTGGTGACAATCTCCACCTTGTAGATGTCTGCCGCGCCAGGGGCGACAGAAACGAACGTGTTGCTGAAGTCGAACGTAGCCATTGTGTCTTACCTCTTGTCAGTAGTTACCGATGAAATCGGTGAGCATGTTGGATTGGTGCTGCCGCAGGGCCATACGGTCCATCGCGTCAGCGAGAACCCACCGCACGTGGCGGGGGGACTTGTGCTCCAGTGCGCCGGCAGTCGCCGTAAGAACGCGCTGGTAATCTGGCTTCTTCTCTGTGCTCTCTTCGAGCAAGTCCTGGGCAGTAGCCTCGACGTACTTGTCCATCCACGCCAGGGATTCTGGACGAGGTACGTCGAGGCCGGCACCCAGCATCGCCTCCCGCAGGTTCAGCGGGAACCTCTCGGGCAGGATGGCGAGCCGGTCGCCCTGAATGTAGTTCTGGTCCGGCCCCGTAGCGTACATGAAGGGCCATCCCGCGGCGTCCTCGGAGTGCACCACTCGGGCACAGAAGTCCACCATCGCGGGCAGCTTCTCCGGTGCTTGCCACCCAGGGATGAGCGGTGCCCCGGAGATGTACCTGTTGTGCTGGTCCTTCTTCACTTCGCGCGGTGCCTGCTCGTGGCAGGTGAACACCACGTGGCACTTCGCCTCACGGGCTGCATCACGCAGGTCGTACAGTCGCTTGTTGAACAGGTCAAAGGCAGCGAACCCCGGCGCTACGTTCTTACAGACCTCAAGCTCGGAGTCCGCAAGGATGGACAAGTCGTCCACCACTACTGCGGGGAACTTGCCCGACGCCTTCTGTACGGCTTGGGTGATGTACTTGAACCCTTGGGAGCGTGTGACCTCAAGCACCTGGGGCTCCCAGTCGAGCCACTTGGCACAGGTCAACGAGCCCGGTGGGGCGATGAACAGTCCGTCAGGAAACGCCCTGACCAGCGCCAAGGTCTTGCCGACCTTGGAGCGTCCGTAGGTAAGTCCAAACATTGTTTACTCTGTTCCCCATTCACATCTTGCGTGGTTGTCGCATGGCCCGTAGGGTGTCCAACAGGCCGTCTCGTGGTGTACCCCAGGCCAGGCCATAGGGTCGTCGTACTTGGGTGACATGTCACGGATCAAACGCTCGGCGTGAATCACCGTGTCTCTAAACGTCTTGTCTGCGTGCGGTGCCGGTTCTAGGTCCGACCGCTGGAACATAGCATCACCGTCGCCTCGTGGCCACTGAATCATGTTCAGAATCACACCACCGAACTTCTCCCCCAACAATCCAGAACCGAAGAAGTGGTACCCCCTGAACTGTCCCGACAGGGTGTAGCGGCGCAAGGTCTTTGCGGTCAGCCTGCTCGTGGTCTTGTGGTCTACGATGTAGAGCAGTCCGGTCTGCGGGTTGCGGACAATCAAGTCTGCCCGCTGGGTGTAGAGGTATGCCTCGTTACGGTCGTCGTCGTGGATGGTGGCGACTAGCTCTCGCTCAACGTCAACCACCTCCCACTGCTCGGCTGCCCAGCGTAGCTCGTACTGGAGGTACGTTTGGCTGACCAGCTGTGTGTGCTTGCCCCACTCGGCTGCGTTGGGCTGGCGTCTAGCCTGCTCCTCGATGGCACCGAGTGGAGAGAACAGCCCTGCCCCGGGGTTACGCTTGAGGGCGTAGTGGTGTGCCAGGGCCGTGTGTAGCAGCGTCCCCCGGATAAGCGGGGGGCTCGACACCGGACCCGGCTCAGCCTTTGAGGCTGCGTACAGGGCGTACTTACGTGGGCATTGCAGCACTGTCTGAAGACGGTGCCAGCCCTTGCGGCTAGGTCCGGGGTCGAGCAAGCGCATCAGGCGTCGCCGATCACGTTGTTCTGCATCCAGATGATGCTCTCGTTGTTGGCTTCCCGCATGGCCATCACCGCGTTGTGTGCTGTGATGGCTGCGGCCAACACCTCACGCATCACGTCGAGGGCCATGTCGGGGTTCTCCCGGACCACATCCACCATGACGGCGGTGGCACCGCACGCGGTGAACAGATCCCGAAGAAGCTCCAAGTTGTCTTCAGGTCCATGCTCTTGAACACAGTCGTACAGGGCTTGCAGGAAAGGTGTCATGTGTCGGTCGTCAATCAGTTTCATCGTCTCATTGCTCCAGGTTGTTGAGCCACGCTTCAAGCCGGGCTCGGTTGAACCGTACCGTCCGAGGTCCGATACGGATGTGTGGAATCTCCTTCTGCTGAACCTTCCGGTAGACAGCGTGGATGGACAAGCCCAGCCACTCCGCCACTTCCTTCACGTCCATCAGCGTCTTGTCTTCATTACTCATCAGTGCTCCCTCCAAACAAGTCAAACACACTCTGGATGATTGCGGCTGCATCTTCCGTGGCACCGAGGGTGTCCGCGATGCCAGCTGCCGTCGGGTCGTCCACGGTACTGACAACCTGTTCTAGCTTGGTCAGCAGCTTGTCCGCAACTGTTTCGTCCACTGTCCCCTCGGCCACAGTGTACATGATGTGCACTGACCGTTGCGAACCATGGCGCGAGAAGCGTCCTTCTGCCTGCGTAACCATGCCAGGTGTCCACGGTAGCAAACCAAACACAGCTATGTCTGTGTTCTGCAGCCCGTCGACAGCTTCACCGAACGCTTCCGTGGTGCCCACGAACACGCAGCCCTCCTCGGTCTGCGCATAGGCTGCCACCATGTCTGCGCGTTCGTTGGTCGAGACACCACCGTGCCCCCACCACATCGGCGCGTTGCCCTTGAGGCGTGTCTCAATGAGTCGGGCCAGGGCTTCACAGTCCTTGCGTCTACCCGTCAGCACCACCACCTTCTGGTTGTCCTCCAGCACCGCATCCTTCACCGTGTCGGCAATCCACGTTCGCTTACGGGACGCAGCCTCCAACAGCTTCATCTCGAACAGAGCACCTTCGCCCTGCTTCGCTGCTCGCTTCATCTCTGCCTTGAACCCTGCGGGCTTACTCTGCTCCTCCTTGCCCAAGTAGATGAGGCTGCGCTTGAGGGGAGGCAGATGCCGACTAGCCTCCTCCTTGGTTACCACTGACATGACGCTACCCAGCCGCTGGCGTAGCTCGTCGGTGTTGCTCTCCCCGGTGGCGTCGACTCCACCGTAGCGTCCTGGTCGTGCGTCGCAGTAGCGGTGAATGAACTCCCAGTTAGAGCCCCACTGCTTAGGCTGCACAAGGTCTAGCTGCGCCCATAGGTCAGAGCGTCTGTCCCTAACTGGCGTCGCCGTAAGACCTAGACGGCGGGTCGCTGCCTGCGCTAGCTGCGCACAGGCCGCTGCTCGGTTGTCCTTCCAGTTGTAGTACACGTCGCCGTTACGAGCGACCAACCTCTCTTTCCGCTTCCACGACTTGCCCTTGTGAATCTCGTCCCAGACTACAGCGAGGGAGCAGCCCCGTGCCCACTGGATGAGGTGCGGTGTCCAGTCCCGGACGACAGCCCAGGACAGCACCACGACGTGTGACCGCGGGGCGTAGGGCGTCTGCCCCTTGAGCACTTCCGGTCGCAGGGTGGTGTACTTCTGCGCCTCCCTGGCCCACTGTGCTGTGGTCGGGGCTCTGGTGACAACGACGACCTTCTCGTCTGGTGCCCCCTTGGTCATCCAGACCAAGGCAGCCAGCGTCTTACCGGACCCACAGGCCCAATGCAGGAAGAGGTCAGACCGTGTGTCGGCCAGCACATCTTCCTGGTAGGGCGTGAGGAATCCGTCTGTTACGAACTCCC